CGCCGCGCGATTCTCCCCCCCGCGTTCCTGCCAAGATCGTCGAGTTTGCTTCTCAATTCGGAATAGCCTTCAAGCCTGCTCATTGGCCCACAACCTCCGTCAGGTCGAGGTTCAGTTCTGCGTTCATTTCGTCGATGTTGAGCACGCTGTTGATGAGGAAATTTCGCCCCTTGTATTGCACGCGGCATTGCACATCGACATCGGGGCGATAGCGCATCTTTGCCCTGTGGGTCTGTGTGGCCGTGGTTCCCTTCCCGCGTTCCTGCTCTTGCCCACTGACGCTCTTGAGCCCCATCCATGTGGTGGCAAAAGTGGTCCAGGTGGGCGTGCGTTCGCCATTGCTCGTCGGCGTCGTAGTCTTGCGCTGCAGCGCCACCTGCCTATTCAGTTCTCCCGCCTGAATTGCCACGGTCAAAAGTCCTTTACGCGGTCGAGGAATACGAGCGCCTTTGTGCCCATCGGCACTTCCACCATGGTGCCCGGTGCCACCGATGCCCGGTTGGTGTACCAGTGGGTGGCGAGTTGCAAGATGGCGACGTTGTACGTTTGGGGGACGGCGGATCCGTCGTCGCCATAGCCGGCGGTGTAGGTGAGCTGCACCGCCTCGATGGCCACTTGAGTGTCGGGCCAGTTGGTTCCCACCACCGGCACCACCCGCGCTGGTTCCGAATCCGTGTCGACGGTGTAGAGGGAAGGGTCGAGGGTCTGCAGAGTGCCGTTCGGGTCGAGGTATTGCAGGGAGGAAACAGCCTGTGCCGGCGGGTACGGCAATCGGAACGCGGAGCGGTCGGGGTCGAACACGTTCCACCCCAGAATCGGCTGCTGGTCGACGCCGGCGACCGCCCCGACGCCGTAGCCGTAGGGTCGGCAGAATGGCGACGGGAAGCGGTCGACGCTCAAACGGTATGTGGCGGTGATGAGTTGGCGGTCCGAGGCTTGTTCTACCCATTTCCGGGCGGCGGTGATGTAGGCGGCGATCAGGGTATCTTCCGTCGTCACGTCGGGGTCAATGCGGGCCTGCAGCTTCACCAGCGACAACGCAACCGGCTCAACGGCCGGTTGCGTGATGATCTTGAGCGACTGGTGACTGCGAGGCCACATGATGACTCCGTGGGGCGGCTGGGGGCCGCGCCCGGTTTACAACTGGACGTTGCTGCCGCTGGCGAGGACGGTGGTGCCCTGGGCGGTCGGGAGCGAACGGGCGCGGTACAGGATGGCGGTGATGGAGCTGATGGCAAGATTGGCCGTCGCCCGGACAAGCTGCGGGCGCACATACCGGCTCTTGGGCTGGTACACATCGAGCACGAGTGCCGACTTATTGACGGTTGCACCGCTGCCGTTGGTGTAGGCGGCGGTGTTGGCCAAAGCCGCGCCCCACGTCGCGTTGTCCGCACTTTCCTGCGCCTGCAGGGTGCCGACGGCGGTGCTGAGAGCGCCGGTGATGTTGGCGATGAAGAGCACGCCGTCGTAGCCGGACGTGTCCACGCCGGTGCCGCTCTGCGTGTCCCCGGTGCCGGCGGCAACCGCGTCCGCGGAGACCACCACACTGATCACATCCAAAAGGGTCGTATACATGACCGTTCCTTTTCAAGGGGGTGACTGAATTTTTTTTGAGGGCCATCGGTTGGCCGGTGTTGTTCGGTGCCTTACTTGGCGGGCGGTTTCGCGGGTGCCGCGGGTGGCTTCGGAGATTCGGGGATGACGCGGACGGTGTCGGCGGGTTTATCGGCGGCAACTCCCGCACCCGCGGCAATGAATCGGGCGGCGTCTTTGTCGCTCATTTCGATAAGCTCGCCTGGCTTGATCGAAAAACGGTCGCCAGCGAAAGCGTGAATAGCCTTGACCTTCATGGGGAGTCCGCGGAAAACGGAACACGCGGGCCGGCTCGAGGGCGGCCCCCGAGCCGGCCCGCCGTGGTTTAGTTCTGGAGGTACTTGACGGGGTGGGTGCCGGCGTCGAGCAGGTTGCCGTCGTAACGCTGATACGCCATGAAGCCGATCTGCAGGCTGTCGGCATACCGCTCGGTGAGACGCATCATCGCCACATCTCGCACCCGGCGAATCATGTACTTTTTCAGAGCGCCAAACAGGGCGATCTTGTTGCCGGCCGAAAACGTGCTGGGCATGTCCTGGTTGATCGTGAAGGGGAAGCCGTTGATCGTGTCCGGCGATTTGTTCTGAATGCCTTCCGACACGCCACCGGCGATGAAGAGCGGACGGCCGTTGGAATCGACCAGCAGTTTCAGTGCCTTGAGCACGTTGTCGTGGAACATATAGCCGACGCCCGGCAGTTGGCGGTAACCGGGGTCGATGGAGTGCTCAAGATTGATGAGGTCGCTGTACGCGATGCCGGAGTTCGATGCGGCGGTTTGCCCGAGCGTGGCCGCGTTCAGGATGCCATTGGGCTGAGAAGCGCCGGTGCCAGTGGTGGTTTCCTGATTGACAATGCGACCGATACGCATCCCGAGCATGTCGGCCAGAATCGGTTCGATGTCAATCGCGGAATCCTGCACGAGGGCGATGGGCAAAAGCACGATCTTCGAGGTGTACATGTAGGCGTTGAAATTGACAGCGCCGAAGCCCGGATCAGCGCCCGTGCTGGCCACCTGCTGGTTTTCGCCGATACGTGCTCCAAGATTGGTCGTGTCGTTACTGGTCGGCCACGGGAGCTGCTCACCATTTTCGGTGGGCATCACGGTGCAGCCCTGCAGCATCCCGCCAAACCACTTGATGGCGATTTCGAGAGTATTGATGAAGCCCACGGGCACCGTGTAGGCCGCCGCCGAACCGATGATGGACGAAAGTGCCCGTTGTTCCTTGGTGGTCGTTTGCGCCTTGCGCATGAACTTCTGATCTTCGGGACTGAGGCCGGATGGCCCTTCGCGGAGCCATGTCCGGAAAATTCGAGATTCCTGTTTGGTCCGCTTCTCTTTGACCTCGGGCGTCTCTTCACCTTCATCACCGACATCTTCGCGCCCGGCCGTGCGGGTGTCGTGGCGGGTGGCGTTTAGTTCGCGCTCCGCGTCAATCTGCCGCTCGATGCGCTCGATCTCCACCTTAAGTTCGTCGCCTCGCTTATGGCGTTTGTCGAATTCGGCGTTTTCCTCGGTGGTGAGCCCGCGCTTTTCGGTGGAGGCCTTGGTCAGAATCGCACCAGCGCCATCCAGCGCCTCTTTGCGTTCCTGGCACTTTTCTTTGAGGGTGTTGAGCAGGGACATGGCAATTTCTCCGTAAATCGCCGACGCCCTATAGTGCGAAGCCCCCAAAAAAAGCAGCACGGGCTGTCGGCAAGGTTTTTGACCTTACGAACAGCCCGTGCTTGTCTCTGCAATGCCTCGGGTCTGTGTCTCGCGCTTCCCTGTGTCGTCGTCTCTGCGCCGTTCACCGGGGCGTGGTGGGGATAAGTTTTTCAGCAGCCGAAACTATATCTATGCTGCCGTCTATTTTGCAACAGATAAATTATTGACACAATTTCAGTGACCGATTTCCGCCCGGCGCTGGCGCAATTCCTGTTCGTAGGTTGGCCCGGTGGCGGGCGTCTCCTTGCCGCCCTGCCACATACGCAGCTCGCGGATGGCGGCGGAGGTGTCGGGGTATGCCGGGAAGGTCACCACCGACACGTCCCCCCCATCAAGATCAACCTCGAGCAGGGTGCAGATCGTCTGGCCATTGACGTCATCCCACCGCTGATTGACCACGCTAAAACCGAAGCTCATTTGGTCAACGTCGCCGCGGTCCATGCTGGCCATTAAGTCGGTGGCGTAGCTGGTGTCGGGCGGGTCGATTTCGACGCGCAGGCCGTTGTCGTCCTGGGAGAGGCGCAGGGTGTTGGCTTTCGTCCGCCCCAAAATCTTTCCGCTCTCGTGGTCGATCAGCGCCCGCACGTCCGGGTTTTTGATGAGGGTGTTGGTGAATGCACCGGCGGCCACGCGCTCGATGAATCCGCCGAGGTCGAGGGAGTTGCTGTTGAACACGCTGGCGTATCCCTCGATCACCGGCGGTTTGTCCTTGTCGCGCCTTACCTTCAATTGTTTGATGGCATAGGAGCGGCGTTCTTTCGTAACCGGGGTTTCAATAGGCATGAGCCTCATCCTTTCGTTTTCAGGGCGACAATATCCACGATTCGTTGGGACAACTCTGTGGCGACCGCCGCCGGCCAGACTGTTTCCCGTTGCTGCAGGGTTTCTTTCATCGACCCCGCGCCCACGGCGACGCGCAGGGATTGCCGGGCGTTGGTGATGACACCTTCGACATACAGGGCGACGGCGTTGCGAACGTCCGCGCCAAGGTCGAGGGCGAGGCCGTCGGCGTCGGCGGCCGCCTCGGCTAGTGCCTCCGCCGGCACTGTGAAGGCGCTCCGCATGTGGTCCCGGTGCTCGGCGTAGAACCGCTCGGCCCATTGCTCAAGCGCCGCGGCATCGCGGCCATCGAACCGCTCGGCGGCTTTCACTTCCTTCCGCACCAACCGCTCTGCGGCGTCGGCGAAGAGCCGGGCGTGCGCCTTGGCCATCCTCCTCATGCGCACCGCCTTTGCTTCTCCCCCCCCACCCACCCCACCCCCCGCCTCCGGTGCCTTCTTTTTCTTTTTGGCCGGCGGCGTTGGATCCTCCTCCCCTTCTTTCGTCTTCACATCCTCTCCGTCTCCCGTCTCCAACGCCGGATCATCCTCGGGCTTCTCCTGAGGATCGGCGGCGTCGGCCATGTTTACGGGCGTGAGGTAGATGTCTCCGTTTTGGATGTCGTTCAAGTCCTCCATTTCGCGGATGTCGTTCACGGAGAGATAGCCCCACTGGCGGCCCCCGTTGTAATAGGCCATCCGGGTTTTGATGTCGCCGCGCAAAAGTGATCGCTCGTTAAAGCTGGTGTAATACTGATTGCCCGGCGGAAGCAATTTGGCATCACATTCCTGCTCAAATTTTGCGATGTAGGTGGCGAGCGTGTTGGTGAGGAAGTCCAGCGATTGCTGTTCAATGTTGTTGTTCGTCGAGCGGTCGAGGTCCGCCATCATGTGCGGCGGAATGCGATAGATGCGGGCGATCTCCTGCACCTGGAATTTTCTGGTTTGAAGGAACTGCGCATCTTCGGGGGGAATGCCGATCCGGTTGTAGGTCATGCCCTCTTCGAGGATCGTCATTTTGTTGGCGTTGGCCACGCCTTGGTGGCGCATGTTCCAACTCTCCGTCAATCGCTTATGCGCCTCATTGCTGAGGGTTCCCGGGTGCGTGAGCGTTCCGTTGACGGTGGCACCATTACCGAAGAATGCCGCGCCGAAGATTTCCGCCGCCTTCCCCATCGCCACCGCCTCCCGGCAGTAAGCGATCGGTGACAGCCCCTCCAGCCCATTCAGCGAGAGGCCCGGGACGTACAGAACCTCCTCCATCTGAAAATCATTGTTCCCGTTGGGCGTCTCGACGCGGATGAGCATTTGGCCATTGATGCGGATCGGGCGCATCAGCCGCGACTGAAACGGGATGAGCCGGCAGGGCCGCCCTGCGCCGTCATATTCGATCTTGGCCGCCGCGCGCCCCCACAGCACGAGATTGGCGAAAAACGTCTCCTTGAACGTCGCGGCGGTCATGTATTCATTGGCCTGGGTGCTGAGGAGGCGGTGGGCGGGCATGGCGGTCGCAACTTCCTTGCCCTTGGCGAGTTGCTTGTACACGTTGATTTCCATGCTCCCGAGCGCTTCCGACAGGATCCGGACGGCGGAGAAAACAGCGCTGAACGTGAGGGCAGTCTGTTCGTTGACCTGCACACCCGATTTAGTGGGGCCAAACGATGACAGCAGCGCCAACTGCTCGGCCGTGATCGGTACGTTGGGGTTCTCGATGGATCGGGTGTCCCGCAATAATCCGAGCAATCCCATCACTTCTCCTCTTCGGGTTTGGCGGCGGCTGTGCCGCGTTTCGTCGTGATCACTTCGGCGAGAATCAGCACACCCGCGGCGATGGAACCGGCCGGGAAATAAATTCGCCCCACCCCATAAACGATCAGCCCCGCGCCGAGAATGGCGAGGATGGTGACCGCGTCGACGCTGGGGAGTTTGATTCGGGTAATTTTCATGTGGTCAACATCCCTCTCGTTTCGTAAACGCTCTGTTTGTTGGAATCGCTGAACATTGCCCGCGCCAGCGCTGTCACCGTGGCGGCGATGCCGTCAATTTTCTCGGTGCTTTTGGATTTCGAGGGTTTGATGTTGCCCGCGGCGTCCGTCTCGGCGGCGACGTTGCTGGCCATCCAATCAAAAACCGGGTTGCCGTCGTGGGCAAAGTCCCCGCACACGATCTGCTTTTCCAATTCCTTCGACGGCGAGTTGAGGGTTTTGAATCCCTGCTGAACCTCCACCACCGTCATCCCCTGCGCCTGCAGTTGCAAAACCAACTGCGTGGCGTTGAAAGGGTCGTACCCGATCTCCTCCACCTGCCACACCTTGGCATCCGCCTCGATCTGCGCCCGGATGTAGTCGTAATCGATCACATTGCCGGGGGTGAGGAACAAGTGCCCCTGATCCCCCCACGTCTTGTAGGGCACCTTGGCATCTTCCTCCCGCTGCAGCGCCGTCTCTTCCGGCACCCAGAACCGCCCCTTGTACCTCCAACGCCGATCCGTCTCGATCGGTGGGAAACAGTACACCGCCGCGGTGATGTCCAGTTTGGTGGATAGGTCAACGCCCAGGAAACACCGCCGGCCCGCAAGGTCGGCATCGGCGACGGGGTTGGCGCACTGCCGCCACTTCTCCATGCGGATCCACCGTTTGGCCTGTTCGGTCCAGCGGTTGAGGTGCTTGCGCAGGAATTCGTTCTGGAAACTCGGCATCTGGTCGGCTTTTTTGGCCTTCCGCTCCAAGTCGTCCAGTTTGACCGATATCCCCAGCCCCGGATTCGCTTTCTGCCAGTTTTTCGGATCGCGCCAGTCGTCCTCTTCGTCGATGGCGAAAACCATGCAGAAAAACGCATCATCCTCAATAATCCCCTCTAAAATCTTCTCGCTGTAGGCGTGCTGATCCCAACACACCCCGATGCGCCCCGAGCCGGCGGTGGTGATGATGAGGATCATCGGTTGGCGGCGGGCACCGGTGGCGGAGTCGAGAACGTCCAGCAGTCCCCGGGTTTTATGGGCGTGCAGTTCGTCGACGATCGCGCCATGCGGGTTGAGTCCATCGGTGGTGTCGCTGTCCGCCCCCAGCGGGACGAACTTGGCCGCGGTCTCCTCCAAAAACAGATTGTCCTTGAGGACGCTGATCAGCGTTTTGAGCTCGGGGCTGGCTTTGACCATTCGGACGGCTTCAGAATGGACGATTCGTGCTTGGTCCCGTTTCGTGGCGGCGGTGTAAACTTCGGCACCCGGTTCGCCGTCTCCCGCGAACAGTTCGAGCCCGACGCCGGCGGCAAATGTCGATTTTCCATTTTTCCTTGCAACCTCCACATAAGCCATCCGGAATCGGCGCAGCCCATCGACGATCCGCCGCCATCCGAACAGACACCACAGAATGAATTGCTGCCACGGTGACAGCTCGAACGTCTGGCCCGCCCACTCACCTTTTGAGTGCTTCAAGAACCCAAAGAACCGGATGGCCCGCTCTGCCTTCGCACGATCAAAGCGCAGGCCTCGCTTGTGCCCATTGCGCAGGTCGTTTACATGGCGCTCCACCGCCAACCGCGCCCACTTGCCGGTAGTGATCTTGCCGGACAGCACATCGTGGATGTATTGCTCTGCCGGGTGCATGGTGGAGGCCAATTTTCGTTTCGTCCTGGTCATCCTGCCCCCCCGCCGAGAAACTGCGCCAGCTTGCTCGGCGCTTCGGGATTCTCAATGCGCAGCCCCGTCCGGCTGGATGGCGTCAACCCGAACTCCGCTCCCAGTTTCCGCATTTGCTCCATGGCTTTGTTCACGATCGGCAGATAGGGATTCGGCTGCGGTGATCCGCCGACGTTCACCACCTCCCCGCCCTCCGCGACCTTGGCCTGCGCCCGCACCAGCCGAGAGAACGCGAGGCAGTACATCACCAGCGCATCGCGGTCGGTCTTGGCCAGCACATTCATGGCCTTGAGTTCCGCCACCAGCGAAAACCACCGTTGCTGGGCCAGCGTGTCTTTGATCTCCGTCGGCCACACCGGATCGCCCGCCACCGGGATCGGCTCGGACGTGGTGATCTTGCGCTTGCCGGGATTTCCCTGGGCGAGCTTCAAGGCGGTCGGCTTTGGCTTGGGTCCGCGCTTCATTTCGTGTCCCCCGCCGCCAACACCACGTCCATCCATGCGGTGTGGAATTCGTACAACGCTTGGTCGTTGGTCATGGCAAATTGTTCGATGTTCCGGCAACTGCGCAGGTTGGCGGAGCCTTCAATGGTGATGTGCTGGCCGTCGGTGGTGCGCATCATGATGATCTTGGCGTGATTGCGCATGGCCACGATCTGCTGGCCACGGGATTTCAGCCCCGCCGTCATGTGCTCGAAGATGGTGGCACTGGTGGAGCGGAAGTAGCAACTGCAAACGATTTTGGCGGCGTGGATCTTGCCGGCGTCCATCATCCCGAAAAGATCGTTGGCGTTTTTAACGCTGAACCCGAGCGTGGCAATGCGCAGCTCCGCGATGGTGGCGGGGGCGATGAGGGCGATGGTGGTGGGCACGATGTCGAACATGGAATAGTTGCCGCGGGTGATGCAGTGGAGTGTTTGCCCGACGGCGGGGAGTTGGCGGATATGGTCGGTGGCGTTGGCGACGCGCAGGGAATCGAAAAACTCCCGCTTGCCGGGTGATCGGCGGAAGGCGACATTCTGGATTTGCTCTGGCGTCGGGTCTCCGGCCACGTCTTTGGTCATCGCGGATTCAAAGCCTGGCAACTCGGCCACGCTGGTCATGTCAAAATCTTTCACGGTCATCGGCCAAATCCCCCATCTTCGGTGGCGGTCTTGTGGTTGTGGCACCCCTCACAAAGCGGCTGGTGGTTGGCGGGATCCCAAAAAAGTTGCTCATTGCCGCGGTGCGGCGTGATGTGATCGACCACCGTGGGCGGCGTGGCTTTGCCTTCCGCCTTGCACCGGACGCATATGGCATTCTGCGGCTGGCACAGGAACCACCGCCGATACTTCTGCCACCGCGCCCCGTAGCCACGCTGCGCCGCCGTCCCCCGGCGCTCGTCATGGTGCCGGGGGCGTTCTGCAGGGCGGTGAATGGGGGGGCGGGTGGGCACTCAACTCACCTCCTGGGCGATGGACTGAATTTCCAGCGATCCTTTGGCGAGCGGGGTTTCGTCGGTCACATCCCACAACGAATAGGAGAGTAGGCGGAGCTTCGCAGTGTCCTCTGCCTCGAGGGTAACGGTGACGGTGCTGTTGCCGGTGCCGCTGATGCTGAGGCCGCCGGCGGTGGCGTTGTCCTTCACGATCACCGGATCATTGAGGGCCTGACGAGGCGAGGCGGCGAAACGTACCGTCTTGCCCGCAAGGTTGATCGGCGTGCCGGTCGCATCGGCCACACTGAACGCGAAAACGGCGATGGCATTTTGATAGGCGACGATCGATCCGCCGATCACCTCTCCGGTGGAGACGGTGGCAGATGTGGGGGTGATGGTGATGTTGGCGCTTCCGCTGGGGGCGAGGGCGAGGGAGCCGGCGGTGAACGAGGCGTTGGCGTGTCCGCTGTTCAAGGTCATGTTGTGCAAATCGGATAGCGTTTGACCCTGTGTCCCGCCGAGCGACACATTGCTGATCGAGATATTGCCGACGGCGGCCATGGTTTCGTTGGCCGCGTCGCTGACGTTCTGGCCCGTGGCCAAACCACTGCGCACTGCGGACAGAGAGGCGTTGCTGAGGGCGACGTTGCCGATCGCGGTGAGAATGGCAGTCTCCGCGGTTGTGACGTCGCTGGTGGATGCGGGAACGGCGGGTAGATTGTCCGTCTTGGCTTTGATCGCGGCGAGCGTGGCTGTGGTGTCCACGGCCACTATGGCGCTGGAGAGGATGGCCACGCGGTTCGTGCTGTCGCTGGAGGCGGTGCCGGTGCCGGTGATGCTGATGCCTTCCTGAGCGGCGGCCGAGGCGACGGTGTAGGTGAACGTGTATTGACCAGTGGCGGCGTGGGTGACGGCAGAGAGGTTGCCGCTTCGGCTTGTGCCAGCGGCGTTGGCGGCGGTAATCGTCGGAGAAGCTGACAGGTCCAGAAGATGCCCCTCGGCGTCTTTGACGAGCATGGTGAGCGGATATGCGATCGACCCGCTGGCCGGAACCTCCATTTGCGTCGGGCCGTAGATGACGGCGATGGCGGAGAGGTTGTTGAAGTTGGCGATGGCGGTGGCGACCGCGGAAAGGGATGACGCGTTGGCGAGTGCGGTCAATCCCGCACCGGCAGTGCCGACCGTGGTGGTAAGGTTGGCGAGGTTCGTTGCGTTAGCGAGCGTGGTCAGGCCCGAACCTGTTGCCCCAATTCGCGCAAAGCTGTCCCCTGTCTGGGACACTGACGAAACACCATTGACGCTGAATGCGCCGGTCACGGTGAGGGTGGTGAAAGTAACGCCGGGTTGAGCACTATTGAGGGTGACGTTTCCCGTTACTGTGCGAGTTGCTGCCCCCCACACGGCGCTGGCAATCGCAGACAGCCCGCTCGCATCCGGATCGGCGGCAGATGCCAGCGTCGATTCGTTGTAGTAGTCGGCGTCGAATTGGGTGAGGCCGCGGCCACTCACCCCGCCGGCGAGATTGTTGAAGCCGATTTGCAAGATGTTGACCTGGGGAGTTTGCACGTCCAAGAACGGGGCAATCAGATGTTTGCCGCTCGCATCAGCGATAATGGTGACGCGCCCGGCTGCGCTGATCGCTGCGTTCGGCATGTCGAGGCGGTACCAACCTCCTGATCGTTCTTTGATCCCACCCGACGTGAATGCTGTGGTGATGGCGGAGATATCGCTGAGTGTGACGCTGGTGGCGGCTGCATTAGTTCCCGTCGAGTAACTGACGGACGGAAAAGTTGATGCGACCAAGCCGGTAACGGCAAGGCCGGTGTCATCGACGATTTGCACGTCGATGGAAAGCGCGGTTGTTCCAGGGGCCACAATCATGCCGATGCCGCCTTTCTGCGAAGTCTGAGGAGGTGGGAGAATGCTCCGGTGTAGGCATAGAGAGCGGCGACTTCGGTGGAGGAGAGGGCGCGGCTGTAGACGCGGACTTCATCGAGCGAGCCGGTAAAAAATCTTTGAAACGCGCCGTTAATTGAGGCCGCACCAACGCTGAAAGGAGCCGAGGCGTGTATCGGTCCTTGCGAGTCGGTCACAGATGCGAATGCGGCACCATTGATGTAAATGTTCCACGCCGATCCATCATAAGTGCCACACACATGCGTCCAAGTGTTGACGGAGATGCTGGTACCGTAAGACGTTTTCATCCCATGAATGAGGTTGGTGCTACCGCCATAGGTGTACCAGCCTATGTTTCCCCCCTGTAAGCTCATCGCATATTGTTCGTTCAACCCGTCATATCCTTTTTCGATGATATTGGCGTAATGACTGGGCGTGCCGTCATCACCACCGGTGGGCAGGCTGGTTGGATAAATCCACGCTGACACTGTGATAGCACCGGTGATGTCCAAAGCGGTTGGCGTGCCTGCCGTCACATACTGACTCGACCCATTGAAGGTTAGCGCCTGCTTAATTTTCCCTGTGGCAGATCCCGGAGAGCCAGCGAGCGTGCCGTTGTTGCCGCCGCTGCCGCGATCCGTGATCGTGCTGCCAATGGTGTCTGCGGAGTCGCAGGTGTAGTAGAGGATGGGATCATTGATCGGCATTCAGCGATGCCTCCCACGTCGTAAGCATCGCATCAATCGACGCCGGCACAGTCACGGCATTCCCCGCCAAGAGCGATGCGAGCATGGGGGCGAGCACTTCATTCATCGCGTTTCCAAAAAACTGGGGGAGTTGGGTTTGGAGCGAGACGATCTGCTGATATTGAGCCAACACCGCCCGTGCGGCCGTCACGTCAGCGGTCGCGACGACATAGCCGAGCGGGTACGACACGCTGCACGTCGCTGCGTTCGCTTCGTCCTGGGTGCAAATTCCAGCCGTCACCAGTGCGGCAATTGTCTCTGCTGCGTTGGCGTTCGAGGGGAGAAATCCTTTTCCGCTGAGGATCGTAAGGGCGTATCCCGCCAACGCATTCCCCGCCGCCGATGCCGCCTGCAATGTCTGCTGCACCTGTGCCGCTCGCGTTGCACCCCATGCGGCTCCGAGTTCAGTAAACGTAACGAAGGTGTTCAGGGACGTGTACGTGGGCGCGCTCAGTGCCGTAGCCGCAGCCGTGTCGTCGGCAATAGCAACGATGGTCGGGTTGGCGAGGGCGTTGAGCAGGAAAGGGGAAATGGCCATGGGGAAACTCCGTTACTTTTTTGACTTTGCGGCGAGGCGTTGTCTCGCTGCCTCGATGTCTGCATTGGCCATTTCGTGAACCAGCCTGCGAAAATTGGCGGCCACTTCTGTCTGGCTGATCACCACGCCCCGCGGTGGTGCCGGTGTGTAATCCTTGACCATGCTCTCGGGCCGATCGCGCATCAAGCCGCCTTTGAAATGGAGGCCAGATACGAATTCAGCGCCGCCTGGTTGAATCCTGCCGGGCACACACCCGTCGGCAGCAGCATGTCCGTTGAGACGATGGCGTAGGCCTCATCGCAATATGCCGCGATGAATGCCCACGTCACGCGGATCAACTGCCCCCACGAAATGACGAGCAACCCGTCGAGGTCATACCCCACCACCGTCGTCCGCGTGATCGGGCCATAGGTGGACCCGGCCACACAATGGCCGCCCCACGATCCCGGCTTGCCCTTGCCCTTCAAGCCGCCATTGGGCACGTCCCACACGGTGGCGTTCTCGACGGAGGCAGGAAGCTGAAAGCCGAGCACCAAACCCTCGAAGAGCCACAGTGCGGTTTTCATTTGGAGTTGGTTGGTGGGTTCAACGGCGGCGAAAGCACCGATCTTGTGGCCGGCGATGCCGGAGGTGCGCCAATACTTCATCACGTCCAGCAGAACGCACCCGTTGTCGTTCGCCCCCGTCTTGGGGTTGTATCCGCTGACCGCGCTGTAGGCCTTTACGATCTGCGCATCCGTCGGCACGAATTCGGTGCCGGCGTTCGCTGTCCGCATCATGATGAGGTGGCCGGGCCCGGCAATGGCGCAATCCCCCAGTGTGTCGTTTTTCATCATCCCCCACGAATCCCCGACCTTGGCGCTGTAGTCGCACGTGGGCGGTGCCGCGGGGAGCGTGGCGGCGGTGAGGATGGCGGCGAGCATGAGGGTGCGGGGGTCATGCTTGGCGGCGAGCTTTCCAAGTTTGCGGCTGATCGGGGGCATGGCGGCGGCTCCTGTTTGATTGACGGTGATCGGAAGTTGGTGGCGATTAGGTGGACTGCGGTGCGGCCGACGTTCCCTTCCACCATGCCGTGATCTCTGGCCAGTACCGCCGGACCACGATCACCACGATGAGGGCGGCGACGGAAATGCCAGTCCACAAAATGATTTTTTCTATTGGGTCGAGAAATCTTGCGATCGTCAGCAGCGCCAGCCCCCCGCCTCCGATGATGGCCGCCAGTTCATATGCGAAGTCGCCCAGCTTGCTCACCCACGCGCCCACCACGGGGATTGATTCGGCGAAGAACGCCAGCAGCGCCAGACCGACGGCGGCGACGATGCACGAGACACCAATCACCTCGAGCTCAGTCTTGGCGGGGTTGGCGGCCTTGAGGGTTTTATTTTCCGCCTCAGTTTTTGTGAACTTCTTGGCGTCCTTTGTCGCGGACTTCTGCGCCCCGGTCAGGGCGGTGGTGGCGGCGGCGGTGTGGACGGCGGCGGCGTCGAGGTGAACGCCCAGCGCCGTGCCCGCGGTGGCGAGGCCGGTGCTGGCATCGTCGAGGTTCTTGCTGATCTCGGCTTTCTGGGTGGTGGCGGTAGTCGGCAATGTGGCCAGCGATTCCTTGGCGGCCTGCACTTTCTGCTGTGCCACCGCAACGCCGGCGGCGTCCGATTTCGCCGCGGCAACGTCAGTGGCGATGCTTCCCGCGGCGGCCTGAGCGGTGGCGATCTGCTGGGGCGTAGTCGGGAGAGTGCTCGGATTGTCCGCGTTCTCGGATGCACATCCGCCCAGGGCAAGTAGGATTGCCGAAATGCCGATGAGGGTCAGCACAGCACAAAGACTCCAGAAAATGATCTTCATGGGGAAGCTCCAGTTATTTTTTTTCGCGCAGTGCGCCGATGAGTGACGCTGTCTGCAGTTTGATTTCTTGCTGCACCAGACTGAGTTGGCTCACCAGTTCTCGCCCCGACATGCCGTGCGCCTCTCGCTCTTTCGTGAGCGCTTCAAGGAACTCAATACGCTGGGATTGCAGGGATTCGGTGATGTGGCGGAGCTGCACACCGTGATCGATTTGAATCTGCTGGAGCGCCGTGAAAAAATCTTTTGCCTGCTGCTGATTGAGCCGGTGTGATTCCTCGAGGCATTCCCGAAAATCCTTCTCCCGGTCCGGCAGATATTTCCACAGCACATATGTCAGAATCGCGGAGACGACGCCAAGAGCGCCGAGGTCGAGCATGAGCTTGAGGATCGTTGCGAAATCCAAGGCGGCACTCCCTGAGTTGGTCGATCCCAAAAGAAAAACGCCCGTCCCTGATCGCACTGCATGCAGTCAGGCGGGCGTTTTTCTTCTACCCCCCTGTCGAGACTGGCCAGAATCGATAGGGAGGCGGGCTATTCGTGATGCGTCAGCTAGTTTCGCCGCGGATGAGCTTGAAATGCAACCATAAATTCGTTCCATGTCAATAATTGTTCGGCAGAGCTGCACGCTTTGCGGACGCTGGCCGGGTTAATCGTCCACTTCCGCCGCTGGCCGGCGGGGTTGCCGTCTTCGGCCTCCAGCTCCCCGCATTCGCACCGCCGCCCCACCGTCCGCACCGACACTTTTAAGACTCGCGCGGCCGTCTTGGGATCCCACCATTCGCTCCGATCATCCATGGTTGATCTCTTTTCATCTGCCATCCATGTCAGGTCAATGTGCATCGTTCACCCCCCCCTTGATTTAATTCGCGGAAAAACGTGCGAGGTTGGCATGCGGTCTGGAGCGCGAAGGCCCTGAGGATTTTTACCCCCTATCCCCCCGGCACATACGTCACATTGTCCGCTCCATCCCTACGCACCCGCTGCCGCATCCTGCCCGGTTGCAAGGCATTCATGTACCAGCGCCCCAGCCCGATGGCGTCGGCAACATCTCCGCCTGGGTCGGTGGTCGGCTTGTACTGTCGGAAGGCTGAGGCGATGAGGGTGCTGCGGTCGGCTTTGCTCACCCCCCGCGTCCACACGTTCTCCTCCAGCGTGGTCACGCCCTCCGGCAACAACACCTCGCACGTTCTCCACAGATAACCCACCGCCATTCCATACACGCCAAGCCCGGCACCGTTCATGCCCCGCTGTCGTCCGCGGCGTGCCACCTTGCCGCTCGTGATCTCAATGACGATCTCCGTCGGCTTGGCTTCGGTAATCAGCGCGGCGAGGTCGCGGCCGAAGCTGGCGATGCGGACGATGGCGGCATCACTCGACTTGCCGGGCTTGAGCAAGCCGGCCTCGGCGAGGTGGTTGGCACTGTGCATGAGCGCATAGCCGACGCGCGTGGATGATGGATCAATCGCAAGAATCATTTGTGTTTGTGGGTTCCGATTCGAGTATGAGAGTGTTTCCATCCGTCCCCAACTGCACCAACGCTGCGCGCACCGCTGCGGTGTAACCATCTGCCAACGGTCGATACAAAGCCGCCTGCACCCGCTTCGGCAATCGCTTCCAGCACACGATGCACACCGTCTGCTTGGCGATCTTCCGCCCAGCGCATGCCGGGCATGTGGTGGAGCGCAGAGACACCAGCACGTTTTTGATGGTGAATGCGCTCACGGCTTCACCTCAGGCAACGGCGCGGGCGTGACATATTTGAATTCGATGCGGTTAACAAAACTATCGGGCGTCGCGCCAACATGATGTGCGCAGAACATGAGCAAAAAATCTGCTGGCGTCATGTTCGGAAACCCTTCGGCGATCATTTCTCCCCGTCCATAGCCACCCGCGCCTTCAATAATTCGATGAAGGCGTTCGCGCCTTACCGAGACGATCTCAATCTCTCGAATTTTCTCAATCTTCCCACCCCTGCCGAGTCCTTGGCACTTCACGCACGCCATCACCCGATCACCGGGCTTCAAAAACCACCAGCCATTGCGGCGCGTGACCGTTTTGGTGCCGTCGCGCACTTGCTGGGTTGTGAGCATAAAAGACATATTCCTCATAGCTTCACCCCGCGCGGCATTTCATCCCATGTGCATTCATCGAGAGCCCGACCGGCGGCAATCTTTCCCACGCGCGCCATTTGATGACCTGGTGCATCCATTTGGCAGTAGGGTGTGATCATTTTCCCATCGGGTTTGATGAGGCACACCGGGGTTTTCGGTGGGCCGGCGGGGATGTCGCGGTTATTGGGGAACGGCAACCATTCCCCCCACTGTTTGAAGAAAAACGCAACTCCGGCGGCTTGGCACTGATCGCGCAGGGATCGTGCCCAGTTGGGGTGCATCGGGCGGGCGTCGTGGCCGCTCTCTCCGCCGACGATTACCCAATTAAGGCGCTGTGCAAGCCACGACATCCATCCGTGAGGTGATTGGTGAAAATAAGGGGGCCTTGGCAACAAATTCAAATCCACCGGCCCCAACAACGGCTCACATGAGAGAAAACGCACCGCGGCGGGAATTTTGAGAAGATGCGGAATGCGGTCCTGGGCGGCGGGCTGATTTTCGACGCTTGTGCCGATCCAAACATTTGCAGCCGCATCACCGCCGATCCATGCGTTTAGCCAAAATGAAAGATCGTTTTTCTCAAAATCACCGTCGTGGTCTGCGAAGTAGTTTTTGTCATCTGGGTTACCACCTTGGGACAGGATGAGCGTTTCTTCGATGATGTTCCGCCAGTGCTGGGGGCGCTTCGTGAGCAACAGCCAATCCAGGTGGGGCGTCTGCCGAATCAAATCAAACAGCCTCACCCGCGCCGCCCTCACCATTGGCAAAGCTTCCGCCGGCATCGTCTCTGGCCCCTCAAAAACGTCTGCTAAAGACGCGCAGAACACGCGGTGACGCTCTCCTGCAGCATCCGCCGCGGCATTCCATTTCAGCGGTTCGCGCCAATACGCATCCGCTGCCACCACCCGTGTCCCCTTCGGTCCCCACACACCCAACACCTTGGGATTGCGGTTGCTGAGGGTGTCGGCGTAGCAGTTTTTGCAGCCTTCCGAGACTTTGGTACACCCGCGCCAAGGGTTGAAGGTGTGGTGCGTCCATTCGATTTTGCTGTCAGCGGCCATTTTCGATCCTTTCAAGAAATGCTGTGGTGTTTTTTGAGGACTTCCGCCGCCGCGTTCACCTGCGCCCATTTCGTTGGCGTGCCCTTGGCGTCCGGGTGGTGTTTTAGTGCCGCGGCTCGGTAAACAGTGCGGAATGTGTCGACGGCGGCGATCATCGGTTGCCACCGATCCGGTATTCCCGCCAAGTCGGAAAGCAGCATTGCCGCCTCTTCCACCGTCATCGTGGCGGGTCCAACTTCAATTCCCGATGGCAAGGCACGGAAGCCCGTGTACTGCTCTCCCCGGCTGATAATCCCCGTCTCTTCCACCAGTCGGAGGCGCTGCATTCCCAAAGCGATCGCGCGGATGTTGTCCGCCCAGTCGCAAAACTTGTCACACGAATACGTCATCGGCCCGTATTTCTGAGAGGTGAACGCCACGGCCACTCGGGGCGAGCGTGGGCGAGCGTTGGAATAAGGCGTCCCGTTTCTGCTGATATGTTCCTCGGAAATGTCCATCTGAATGACGACATCCCCTTTGACCTGCAGGTGCATTACCTCGCGCTCAAGATCGTTGAGCGTCCGCGCATAACCAACGCTGTACGGGCTGGCCTTGCGGTTCCGTGTCTCCTGGCGAGACCATTTTTCGAGTGGTCGGGTGATAAATTGCATCTACGATTCCTTGTGTGTTCCGAACAATCCAACCGCCTCCGGCTGCAGACAGCCGGGGCTGAACCAAATCCGCTCCCGCGCGGCGTTGGCCTTTCCTTCCTCTGTGCGATTCCCGTAGCCCCCGCGCGACTTCCACGGCACCTTTTCCCATCCGGCGGCGTCGATGGCGGGATACTCCCCCTCCAGCCCGCACAACGCGAAGCGAATTTCCCGATCACCGCCCCACTTGAGGCACCACGCCGACACTTCATCACACAGCGCCCCCACGTCCTGGGTTTTATCGTTGGCGTAGATGTGGCTGGAGCGGTTCTTGGTGCCATCGGCGAGGTGTTTGCGGTAAGGCGGATCAAGGAAAACGCCAGTGGTGCCGAGACGGGTCAAGGTCGAATCCGAATCGCACACCCGCGCCCAATGGCCACAGCACACGCGGACGGGGCGCAGACGGTCCTGCAGGCGCTGCATCCAGTCGGTTAGCCACCGGCGGCGGGTTTCGCACGTTCCGAGAGAGTCATTGCTGTTCACGCCGCGCCCGCGCGTAAATTCATCAGTGATGGCGGGGCGGTGGGTGTCATAGGTTCCTATTCCGTTGACGCCTTTGCCGCCACCCACGACACGCTCGAGGGTAGGCACTTTTTCACCCGTCGATTTCATCTGCCCATTGACACCCAAGCCGTAGGCGGAGCCGTCGGCGGAGATAACGGGGCGTTTTTGGTCGAGCGCATTCACGCTTTGGTTCGGCCGCATGGTCGGACGGGTCTGCCATGGATCGCTTCCCGAAGGTTGGCACACGCCTCGGTCATTTCGCTGGCCAATGCCGCTACGTCCTTCCCATTCCGGATTTTCGCACCACCCGCTTCCGATCCAGCTGCAAGCCCCCCAGCACCACCACCCGGCAATCTTGGCGTCAAAATGCTCCGGATCCTCGCGCACCCGCTGCAGCTCCGCGTTGGCGGTTGCGGATTGCACGAGCCAGCGGTGGCGGGCATGGAGGTCGGTTTCGTTCACTGGCCAGTCGGCGTGCCTGGCGACGGCTTCGGGGTCCGCCTGCACCGCACGCCAAAAGTTCGACACGTAGGCGTTAAGGTCGTTGATGGTTTCGATGGCACCGACGACGGGCCGGCGGAGAAGAATGGCCGCGCTGAAGGCAAACGGCTCGATGTAATTGCGAGGATTGCCCAACCGCGCCCACACGAGGTCGGCAACTTGCGATTTTCCGCCAAATGCGGGGAATGGGGCTTTGAGGGGTGTCATCGTCACGAGACACCCCGCGAAAATATCGGGCGACGGTGGAGCGTCCCGGCATAAATTAAATAGTGATGCGTCAAGCTCCGCCCCCTTCACCGATCATGTTCATCGGCGCATAAAACGTCATGAATTCTTCACCGCCAGCCAAATCCACGACCTCGTGATCTTGGACAAGCTTCATGAGAGCCGGCGTGCCGTCGGCGTGTTTCGTGTGAATCATTGCGAGGCAGAGCTTGTAGGAATGCCGATCGCCATTGCGGGCCATGATGACGACGTGTTCGCGCAGATTGCCTTTTTTATCTTTCATGCCGTTTTCCTTTTTTCTTTCACGATCAATTCGGGCACGTTCGCGCGGACGATGGCGGCGGCGACAAGCGGGGCGACGGAGTTGCCGATCTTGGCGACGGCGGCACTGGCGGTGCGCGGGAGGATGTAATCGGCGGCAAGTTCCGGGCCGAATTGGGCGCGGAGAAGTTCACGCGGGGTGAGCATTCGCAAGCCGATGTCGGCGATGGCGTATTCTTGGCCACCGATCTGCACGAGTCCGAAACGGTCCTTGGTGGTGATGGTGTGGAGCGGTTCGGTGACGGGTTGTCCCACGCCACAGCCGAAGTATTTGATGAGGAAGGCGCGAACCTCCCCGATGTGGCCTCCGCCCGCGCCCGCTGTCACTGTGGGCATGGGTTCATCGAGCGACGATCCCGTGGCGGTTCCGTAAAATTTTGTGAGGTGGGCGACGGAGAGGCCGAGAGCGTGTGCTGCACCTGCCGGCCTCGCTGATCCTCCACCGGAGGTGATGGTGGGCAATGGATCGGCCGGGTGCGTCCCGGCGCTGTCACCGCGGTATTTATTCAGGAACGCGGCAACTAAAGCGGTATGCCGTCCACCGGCGCATATCGTCTGCATCGGGCGATCCACGCTCACGGCGTCCTGTCCCCCTGTCCTCATCCGAGCCAGCAACGGTGCCGCCACCGCCCACGATCCGCCCTTCGGGTTGGCCGTCACCGTCGCCATCGGTTCATCCGCCGGCCGGTGCCCCTCGCTCCAATTGGAATTGGCGATTTCCACAAGGTGGGGAGTGACGAGGGCGCGGTCGTTCTTGGCGGTGATCGTCCCTACCGGCGAATCCGCCCCCGTGGCTGGGGACTGTCCGGCCCGGCCGCCAACTCCAGCGACGTAGGGCGTCACGATGCCGTAACCGTGTTTGGCGGTGACGGTGCTGAGGGGAATGTCGAGCGGCTGGCCGCGGAAGTGCTCCCCGCCGTGCTGCACGTTGACGATGAAGGGGTGGGGGTTGTCGATGACGTACCGCTTGAGCCCCATGGCTATCCGGCGGAGAGTTTTTTCGGCGAGAGGGCGCTTTCGCTCGAAGATGCTGGGGCAGGGAATGCTCCAGTCGATGCACTCGGCGGCGGTACGAAATGGCAGTAGGCGGGGATTTTTCTCCCGCGCCTTTTTACTTCCGTGAGTTGGTTCCGGCCAAATAATCGGCTGGCCGTCGCAACGAAATATGACGAACAGCCGCTTCCGGTGGGTGCAGGCTGCGATTACTTTCTCATCAACCTCCAGCCCGCACTCTGCGGCGTCAATGTCCTTCCATTCACTGATGTACCCCAACTTCCTCATCATGCCAATGAATCGCATGAACGTCTGGCCCTTTTTGGATTTGATGGGCATGTTGCCAGCGTCGATCGGCCCCCAATCCTTAAACTCCCGCACATTCTCAAGGAAAATCACGCGGGGTTTTACCAGCTTGGCCCACTTCACTGCCACCCATGCCAGCCCTCGGATTTTCTTGCTCACCGGCTTCGCGCCCTTCGCGCGGCTGAAATGTTTGCAGTCGGGGCTGAACCACGCCACCCCCACCGGCCTCCCCGCGCACACCTGCACCGGATCCACATCCCACACCGATTCACAGAGGTGCCTGGTCTGGGGATGGTTCCGTGCGTGCATGTCGATGGCTTCGGGATCGTGGTTGATGGCGACATCGACGCTGCGGTGCAAGGCGAGCTCGATGCCCGTGCTGGCCCCGCCGCCGCCGGCAAAGTTGTCGATCAGCAACTCTTCCCCGGCAATGGCGGTTCGCCGCGCGCTTGGCCGCATGAAATTCGGGATGAGGGGGGTGTTTTTCACGATGCCACCTTCCCGACTTTTCCAATCATGATCTGATGAGTGACGGGGTCAATCCGAAAAGCCAGGTCGTTTTCCTTTTCCAACCCCGCCACCAGCAGCATCCGCGTGCTGATGCCGATTTTCCCGTAGCCACAAAATTCTCCCGTGTCGCTGCGTCGTATCGGGCTAACGGACAATGTCCCGGTGAGCCGCTGACCCGCGGGGCGAATCGCTGCCAACAACTTCGCTTCGTAGGCGATTTTCTGGATGTAGCTCGGTTTCGCGTTCAGCTTTTCGGCCCATTCATGGGTGGTGAGTGTGCGGTGCTCTTTGATTGCCCACTCAAGCGCGACAATCACGGCGAACTTTGCGGTTGGCCGTGGCGCGGGAATTACTCTGTGCCTCTTCATGAAATTCCGCATGGTGCTTTCGGCTGTTTTAAAGAGCCGCGCCCACTGCGCGACGGGGCGAGGGTCGTCGTTGCGGATTGCCTCCAGTGTTTTGGCGATGGGGAGCCGGCGACACACCCGCTTCGGCGGTGCCAAGAGTGCGGCGATGATCGGGCTGGCCGGCATGTCAAGGTTTTGGCCTGGCGGAACTTGGTGGGATTTGCGTTGTTGAGCGGTGATGGTCATTTGGCCTCCGTGGGCATGTTCTGGTTCAGGATGGAATTGAAGAGTGCGGCCTTGTCCCGCACCTTCGGCTTGTCCAGCATTTTTTTCCAAAGCGCCTGCACCCCTTCCAGCGTGTAGGCGGCGGCGTACCGGCGGGCTGGGTGCAGGTGAATTCCCCTCACCGATAGGAAGTTCAGCACCGCGGGGTCGTGGGGTGCCGGTGCCGCTGGGAGCGTTGAGGGGGTGGGTGTGGGGGGCGATGGGGGTGTGGGGGTGGGTGGGGGTGTTTTTTTCAAAGGCACAGCACACACCTCCACGCCCCGTGAAATGTGCTGTGATTTTTGTGAATACTGTGAGTGGGGGACGCTGAGCGTCCCTGTTTCCGACGCTGAGCGTCCCTGTTTCCTATCGCTGAGCGTCCCTGTTTCGAGACGCTGGGCGTCCCTGTTTCCGTCCGATACCGGGACGGTGCCGGTCCCTGTTTCCTCCTCTGAAACTAGGACGCTGGGCGTCCCTGTTTCAAAGAGGGGCGTGGCGGGGCGTGGGGGTGGGGTGAGGAGCTCCCATTCGTTCACCAGCCACCTCCCCCCGCCTTGGCATACCTTGCGTATGAGGCCCTTGGCCTCGAGCTGCTGTGCCGTCTTGCGAGCGCGGTTGACGTTGGCCGTCCCGCTGTTGCGGGCGATTCGCTCTGTGCTGACAGCGACACGGCATGTCCTTCCGTCCGCGTCGTGGTAAAGGCTGATGTACACTTTTGACTCCAACTCGCTCAATCCGGCGAGGTGTCCGCCGTCGATGACTGCCCTCAGGCAATGGAATTTGTAATGCTGCTCTTCCGCCACCTGATTCGGTGCTCCGGGGGTTTGCTTTTCAAAATGCGTGGGGTCGGGATCGAACCAACGGCCTCGGCGTTTTCACCACCGCGCTCTTCCACTGAGCTACCCACACGAAAGCCCGAACCGCGGCACACACACGCGGCCCGGGCTGCGCCAGCGTTATCCCCCTGCCCCCCCAAGATCCCCCCCACCCCTCTCCTCCACCTCCCCAGTGTCGGGATTCACCTTGCGGCCGTCGGCGGTGGTGATGACGCCTTGGGCCGGCGTTGCCTTGCTCGATCCGCTCTTGCGCACGAAGAGTGCGGGTTCGTCGTCGTAGCCTTCATCCGCCATCGCCATCGTCATGCTGGCTGGGCGGTTCGGCACCACCATCTTGGTTGTGGCTTTGATGTTGAAGTGCATGTCGTGGGGCGACATCACGGAAAGCACGATGTCCACGCTGAGCTTGGCCTTGGCCTTGAGCGAGGCTTCACCGTGCTGTTTGACGTACTTCACCAGGACGGACTGCAGCTTGCGCATGTCCTCATTGATCTGTTTCTCGAAATTGCCCTCGTCAATCAGGCCGATTTCGAGTGGTACCAGTTTCGTTGCCATGGGTTCGTTCCGATCTGCCCCCAGTGGGGGCGGGTGTGTGTTGTGAGTTGCCTTGACGGATTAGCCGGCCAGTGTTTTCCAGTCGGTGTGAGCCGGATGGCCCGTGGTGACGGTGATGCCTTCCTTGAGGCCGTTTTTGAGTTGCACGAGCATCTGGTCGAAAAGGTCAGATTTCTTTTGGATGAGGTCCCCCGCCGACAGCTTCACCACCACCCCGGTTTGCTCGTTACCGCCGAGGGTGATGTCGATTTCGACGTGCTGAATGTCGGTGTTGAGGTAGATGGGAGAGTGAACTTTGATCGTCTCCGGCACCTCCACAAAGTCGTTCTCGGTTTTGCCCTGAATGCTCGTCTCCACCAGAATCCCGTTGACGCTGGTGCTGCGGTCACCTTGGTGAATCTCGACCTTGCGGCTCAATCGCACCTGAGAGAGGAGGAACACGAGTTCCCGCCCCGGCGGCTCGACGATGGCGCGGCGGTTGTTGGCGAGGAAGTCGACAAAATCTTTGATCTTGATCCCCCCCACCACCGACAGCGCGGTATTCCACGGGGCAAAGATCGGGTGGATCTGGGGAATGAACTTGATGGCCTCAAAACCGGTGGCGGCGAGTTCGTCAATGATGGCCGTCATTTCGCCATTGCCGGGGTCGGCGAACACCACCGTGTTCTCGCTGCCGAACTTGGCGAGGTAGTCGCGGAATCCTTCGATGTCGTAAACGATGTGCGACCGCTTTGGGCTCGGGGATTTCACAGGTGCCACCGGCGGCTCCGGATTCACGTTCCGGCTGGTGATGACCAGGGTGCGCTGCGTGCGGCCATCCTCCAAAAGCTTGTCGGCCACGTCGATCGCGGATTCTTTACCCGGCGGCACGGTGCGAATCAGGTGATCGATGGCGACGGACGTGGGCGGTTCGGAGGTGGTTGCGTAGTTTCCTGGGGGCATAGGGTTTCTCCTGAGTTTGTGTGCATGTCACCGACAATTTCGATCCGCAGTCGGCAAGGCGGGTTTCGGTTTTAGAGTGCCCAGCCGCCCGGGTTGCGGCCGGCCGCACGCGCTCGCTTCCAGCGGCGGCGTTTTGTCATCCGCGACGGCAAGAAGGCTTGGCCGCGGCTTGCACCGATATGCCTCCCCACCATTTCAGGGTTTCCCCCCATCGCACCGAGCAATGAGGCGTACATGAGACTGATGCTCATCATGCGATCGCTTTTGCTGGGGATGTTCATGACGGTTACTCCATGCGCGCACCTTCCCCGGCAATGACGGCGTCACTTTCTTTCGGGGATGTTGCGGATAATGGCGGGGGCCGGATTTGAACCGGCGACCTTCGGGTTATGAGCCCAACGAGCTGCCTGACTGCTCTACCCCGCTGTGTGCAACGAATTGCGCGCGTCGTTGCTCGCGTCTGGGCGGTGTGTCCCAGAAACCGTGGCATCTATTGGTGCGTCACGACTTTCAAACTCTTTGGCGACCAGCATCCCACGGTGGAAAAGGCCGGCAGCAACCGCATCGGGACGCATCGAATTCCCTTGGCGTGCGTACTCATCGACCCGGCGGCGCACGAATTCCTCCTCTTCCTTCATCAACTCAAAGCAAACGATCATGCGGACCTCCGAGAACTGCGTTGCGGTTCACCCATCATCAACACTTCAAACCCGGCGACGGCGGCGATGAGGAGGAAGCGGGTGATTTCGCGGATCGTTTTCATGTGGCTCCCGTGTGAGAGTGACATTTATTTTTTGACGTGTGCGGTGCCCCGCATCGACGTTTGAACGGTCTGCTGATCCAAGAACGCCTCAAGATCGGACGGGCGATAGCGAACGTTTTTCCCGATCTTCACGAACCTCGGCCCGCGACGGATAAGCCGCCACCGCGCCAGCGTCTCCGGCTCAAGGTCCAGAAACTTTGCCGCCGCCGGCGTGTCGTAAAGATTCTTCGGCGGTGTCGGCGTGATCGGCTTCGGCATGATCTTTCGTCCCATAACTCATGTAGATGAAAATACTTCTGGACAACTAAGAAAACGGTGATAGGTTGTGGGTGGAGAAAATCAGTGGGCAATGCGTTTTTCGAAGGCAGTAGGCCTGCGGCGAGTCATGGCCATCTTGGGAGAAACGGGCAAAACTGTAGGAATCGCTGCAACGTCGGCATATTCGACGAGTTCGTATTTCCCTACGCGTACCGCGCCGGGTTCACCCTCAAGGGCATCGGCAGCGTTTGCGACTACGCGCATGGTGTCTACGCCTTCGTCGTACTGCTTGACGTAAACGAACACGGTTTTAGGAAGGCGCTTTGGCATCATGAACTCCAGAAGTGAAGTGAAGAAAATCAGTGGGCAATAACGTCGAGGTTGTTTCCGAGGGGTGTGCGGCGTGATTCGCGGTAGCGGTCGATGATCGTCGCCAGCGTGGTGGCTGGGTTTTTGTCCCCGCCCGCGCGCTGCTCCTCCAGAATCTTCCGAACAACATCTTGCCGGGTGATGCGAATCTCTTTCCGACTGCTGGCTTTTGACATGTTATAGGCTCCTCAAAGATACCTCCTTTTTACCACACTTTTACCGCATGTCAAGATAATTGCCGCACTTTTACCACATTTTATCCATTATTATTGACCTAATTGCTACGCCAGAGCAGACTTAAGTGATGAACAGATTTTCGGAAATGATGATAAAACTTCGCAAAGACCGGAGCATGAGCCGAAGGTATGTTGGTGAGAAAGTTGGCGTTGATTCGGAAACAATTTTGCGACTTGAAAAACGACGGTCCCCTCCCGCTGGTGACACATATCGGAAAGTCTTAGAACTCTATGGCACCACGCCAGAGAAACAGTTGCGGGTGTGGCGCGACTCCGGCGAGCCGCTCGACAACAACGCTGAGCCATATTCCCGCGTCGAGGTTTCGGACATCCCCACTTTCGACCTGCCGGTGGCCGCCGGCCCTTGGATGGAGCTGCCGGAAGTGTTGGAGGATGACGAGCGCCAGAAGCTCGCGCACAAAACGGGCCGGTTCCGAATCCGAATCCGGGGGGATTCGATGGAGAAAAAATATCCAGACGGCAGCCTGATCGAGTTTTGCTGCCTGAGAGTCGAGGCGGAGGACGATCCGCGATCAAAGATGATCGTGGGGGCGGATTACTACATTCAAAAAGCATCGGCAGCGACATTCAAGCGGCTTGAATCCTTCGACGACGGCGTGCTGGTGTTCCGCGCACTCAATCGCAAAAAGTATCCGGCGAAAATTGAAGTCCTCCGCGATGACCTGGTGCAGATGTCCAAAGCGGAGTTCATTCTTGTGAAGGCCAGTTAAGGTGCCACCATGGAAAAATGTGCAAATTGCGATGCAGTGATCGGGGAACTCGAAACGCCCCACGTTTGGCGCGGCGAGGTGGTGTGCGAGACTTGCCACCTTCGTCTTTCGATGCGTCGAGCCATTGTGAAATCCGAACCTCAGCCAGTATTGAACAAGACACCAACCGCTTCTGATGCCACGATGTGGGGCATTCTCAAAGCCGGTGCCGTTGTGCTGTTGACGTTGTTCATATTGGCAGCCTTGGCGTTTGCTTTTTACAAACGATCTGAGGCGGGTGATAGGTATTTAACCGAGCATACGGATGACTGGAAAGAATCTCAGAAAATAGTGGCGGAGCAACAGAGGGCTATGGACACTTCCGCCGCCATCAAGCGCGATGGTGAGGCCGCAAATGCCGAATTTGAAGCCGAAATATACAATCACGATCATCCCTAATGATGACCTTGTGCAAATATCGAAGGCGGAGTTTATTTTGTTGAAGGCAGGGTAACACTCTATTTTTCGGAGAAAAATTGTGACGCATCGGATTATAGCTGCTTTATTGTTGGTTTCGGTTGTGGCCCCTACTCTGTGCCGCGCCGATTCAATCGAAGAAACCGAAGCAAAACAGCGAGGCGTGAGCGTAGAGACGGTCCAGCTTGAGGATGCGAGGGCACATATTGCCGAATTGGAAAAACGGTTAGCTGATCTGAAAAAGAAAAACGATGAACTCACTATCGAAAACTCAGCCATGGCTACACAAATCAAAGCGCAGTCAGACGCGATAAATAAGTTGAAGCCAACCACGTTACCGTCCAGCCAATTTGAAGAAAAAATTAAAAATCACGGAATTGCAAACGGAATGTCTCTCGACGAATTGAATCAAGCTTTTCCGGCAAAAACATATCTGGTCAATAAGGTTGGGGAAAATGACGATGAAAAATTCTATGAAATTTGGGGGCCTCAAATGAGCCAAATTGCCGTAGGCAACAGGGTAATCGGCACCTCCAGGCAAGTGCTTTTTTACAAAGCGACCATTGTCAATGGAAAAGTTACGCAATGGCGAGAGGTACCCCTGACAAATTGAGGTATTCCGCGCGTTTTTTCGCTTACTCCCCCGCCAAGGCTGGATGACTCACGCCAGCAGGTCATCCACCCGCACCCCCACAAGCTCCGCCATGGCCGCTGCAGCATCCACGCCGGGGATGCGCTCACCCTTCTCCCACCGCTGGAGGTTCGCTGGCGTCACGCCCAGGGCACGTGCGGCATCACTGGCCACGGGGTATTTCTTCTCGCGCCGGCGACGGAACTTTTCGGGGGACCACTTCTTGGCCATGGGTACTACTTTCGTAAATTCAAGAATCCCCGCCCCATGCCGAAGCGATGGGGACGGGGAGGTTAAGGCTCATTTGAGGGCCAGAAAATTCCAACCCTCATACGCATTGGGGAACTCAGCGGCGTCTCGCAAATGAAAAAGGTAATCCGCTGCTGAGATTTTGATCCAGTCTCTATCGTCGGGGTTGAATGCGAAAAACATGGTGCGTCTCCAAAAAAGGAAGCCCCGCCGATGAGGTGAGCGGGGCGGTTAAGACGTTATTCGCTTGTAATTTCTCTCGCAATAACCTTCTCTGTTTGCTCATCTTCAATACGATATTTCCCAGAATAATCCCCACCGGCACAGAGAACCGGCATGATCTCATGTCCGGCCAGTTTTTCGACGAGTTCGGGGTAAGAAAAAGCCTTTTCCATCTCTTCCCGAGGCAAGTATCCGCTTCGAATGACGCGAAACATTCTTCCGTTCATGCCCATTTTTAATCTCCTTAACCTTGTTTCCCGATCAGGCTTCGGCCCGATCAACTGGATGAAGTATACTCCATTTGGAGTAATACGCAAGCAAATAATGGTAATAATTTTCGGATTATTTTTACCCCGCCCTTTTCTTTGCGGCAGCTTCCTCCCCCGCCTCTGCCGCCGCCGCCAACATCCCCGCCACCCCCGCCACCACGCCCTCCCTCACCTTTTCCTGCCGGGCGATGGCGTAGTGCTTCTGGGTCGTGGTCATGGTTTTGTGCCCCATGGCGGCGGAGACATGCGGCATGGGCACCCCCGCCTCCAGCATCGCGGTGCAGAATGTGCGGCGGAGGTCGTGGAGCGTGGTGCGGGGGACGATGCCGGCGGCGGCAAGGATTCGTTTCATGGCCCTCGTCACCCCCACGATCGGCTTCACCTCCCCCGCGACGAAGCCGGGGGCCAGCATCCGCATCGCGGTCGATTGGGATATGCCGACCTCCCGCGCAATACCCCTCGTCGTCATTCCCTCGGAGGCCAGTGCCGTGGCGCGGGCGTGCTGTTCGCTGGTGAAGCGTTTGGCTGCAAATACGTAGGGAGAGTCGTCCGCGCGTTTTTCGAGCAAGGCGACGGCCTCCGGGGCGAGCTGGATCACCAACGGCTGGCCGTTCTTGTAAATTTCCCCCGGGATCCGCCAGGTGCAGCGCTGGAGGTTGATGTCTTCCCATTTCATGGCGGCGACGTTGGATCGCCGCGCGCCCGTGTAGAGGGCGATGAAGAAAAAATCCCGCAAGGTTTCATTGGGCTCGGCGGCGAGAGCGGCTAGGAAGCGGGAGAGTTCATCCGGGGACAGCAGGCGGTCCCGGGCGTTCTCTCGGTAGCGATCGACGCCGGCGGTGGGCGTGTAGAGGGCGGCGAGGCCGAAGAATTTGCCGCGCTTGCGGTACATGCACGACAGCAGGGCGAGAACGCGGTTGGCAGTGGTGGTGCTGGTGGCACCGATGCGTGTCTTCAGCAGGTCGACATCGGTGGAGGCGATTTCGCTGATGAGGCGATTCCCCGCCCATGGCTTCACGTGCGATTCGTAGAGCCGGGTATCCTCGGCGATGCTCCGCGGCTTCTTGTGCTGTTTGGCATGGCTGTCGAGGTAGCTTTGCCACAGGTCGGCGAGGGTGGCGGCTTCGCGCTTGGCGACCTTTTCGGCTTGCGGATTCTCCCCCCTTGCGATTGCACTGTTGATTTCGCCTGCACGGTGCCGGGCTCGTTCGACTGTCCATTCCGCTGGAGTCCCCAGCTTCATCCGCTGATATCTTCCCCCCACCCGACGGCAGAAATAGAAATTCCGCACGCCGCCTTCGGTGACGCAAAACGCCAGCCCTGGCACCCGGGTATCGTACACGTACACCCGGCCGTCCCCATCGTCGCGCCCGCTGGGTTCGCATGTGACGGCGGATAGAGAATTTACAGTGAAGTTGAACCGGGTGAGTTGTTTCGCCATGCCGATACCCTTCGATTAGTTCCGTGCAGCGCCCGTGCAGCGCTTTTTATCAAGCCAAGTGATACATGAGCATACAGTCGATGGGTCGGCGTGCAAGTTAAAGGGCTTAAAATAGAGGGTTTGGCGTATATCGTGATACTGTATGATGCTACGGAGGATATACTGCTTTCTGACTCTTAATCAGCGGGTCCATGGTTCGAATCCATGCTGGTGCATAACAAGAGGCCGAGAAATCGGTCTTTTTTCGTTTGATGGGGTTCCCCTCAAA